ACAAAACTTCACGTTCTGATGATGATAAAAATTCAGTTTGTGGACCAGCGTTTGGCTGGAATACTATGTCTTGTGCAACTTCTGTGTCAAACGGTGCAGCCATCGGGACTGCAGGAACTGTTTTATTCTCTTCAACTTCCTTCGAGTGAATAGGCTCCAATTTTTTCTTCTTCGAGCTTTTCGATCTCTTGTAGCGTTTTTTCGAGGCGTTGGGCAAGTCGCTTTTTAATAGTAATTGTTTTCTTACGTTTTCGCTCAATGCTCATTCTTTTCTTTAAACCCATGTGGGTAATACTGCGTCCTGTTTGTCGGGTTAGCCACTGTGCTACATCTCGTAAACTATACTGCTTGAGATGTTCCTTTGCTAACTCTAACGCTTCTAATTCGTGTGGAATAGGTTCTAATAATCTATCATTGTCTGGATGAATTTTATAACCATAAGGGATTTGTTTTTGCGAAACTCTAGCTACTACGTGCCAGTTCTTTTCTTGTCCTTTGTGCGGTTTCGGTAATTCCCAAAAACCTATCGTGTCTCGTTCCCAACTTTTTATTCGTTCTTACCTTCTTTAGCTGGTAATATAAATACTCCACCCCCAGAAGAGTTTACATCAACACGTTCTACTTTACCTAAACCTGCTCTGTCTAACAAGTCTTTAGCTGCTGACATCTTATCTCTGATGCCTAACTCAGTAGGATCATATAGAGCATTCGTCATAGCCATAGCTGCTTTAGGTGCAGTACGAGCAAAGTAAGAACGAGTAGCTTCCGCTATCTCGTCCTTCAATGACTCAACGACTAGTCTTGTTGCAGTGCTGTCACTATAGCCAGCTATTTTTTTAGCTGCGACTACATCACCATTAGCTTCATCAAATAATACTTCAAGAAACTTCTGTTGATTTTCTGTTAGTTGTCTAGCCATTATTCTTTTTTCTTTCCTGCCATGTAGTTAGGTACGTCTAGCTCTTTCCTTTGCCGCCTTCGTAAGATCTTTAAAGTGAACCACGGTTTTAGAACCTTTAGTATGAGTTTTACCAGAGTGTACGGAACCATCAGGCATTTTATGAGTACCCCCATTATACTTTCTCCCATCTTTAAAATAATGTTGTACGCCTTTTGCCATGTTAGCTTCTAGCTTTTCTGTTTGGTGGATTAGATGCACCAGCTTTAGCCATGCCACCTTTGTTGTAGCCCATGCCTTTTTTCTTAGCCATGCCGCCACCCATCATCATCATAGGTTTTTTAGCCATACCACCGCCCATGTAACCCATGCCTTTTTTATCCTTTTTTTTCATACCCATCATTTTTTTCTTGCCTTTCCACCGTTTTTGTTTCGTGGGAACGACCTATTTTTAGATGCCGATCTCACTCTCAAGTTACTTCTTCTATTATCTAATGGATTACCATTCTTGTGATCCACGTCTTTACCGTCTCCCTTTTTAACTAAACCTGCCTTCATAGCAATACGTCTAGCTTTATTACGAGAAACTCGTTTCTTTATTTGCTCTGGTCTACTTTTATAGTTAGCATTTTCTTTTTTATAATTGCGTGTAGCCATTATTACGTATCTACCTTTGACTTATCGTAGTCCCAATATATGCATTTTTTATCAACAATAACAAAATCAGGAAACTTTTCTTTTATGTAAGGTATCCCTACTTGTTCCATACCAAAATAACATCCTGTTTCAGTATCAAATACAGGACCACCATATGTAGTACATTCCATCGTGTATACAGAACATACAAGAACTAAAGGTGTAAACATCTTACTTTATGTTCTTCTAGATTTAGCTCCAGAACACTTCCATCGTTTGCGAGACAAGTTATTCGGAGTATTAGGATCATTTTGTTTCTTTTTAGAAAGCCTTTTCTTTATTCCCAAGCTTCTTGCACAGTAACTATCTCCTTTAGATGTGCCTGCACGAACTCTTGGACCACCGCCTTTAGCTTTCCCTGCTTGCCCATA